CTTCCAAAGATGCACCGTCTTTGATCATGGCTTTAATCTCTGGACTAAGCGCCGCAAGTCCTTTCATGTTTCCGCCGTAAGCCTTGGCAAGAGCATCGGAGACGGTCGCAAGGTCTTTGCCTGATCCTGCGGAGATGTCTTGAGCAAGTGCTAGCGCTTTGTTGGCTTCCTCGATGTCTTTAGTTCCGCGCACAAGTGATGCCAGTGCCGGGCGAAGTTCAGAGTCCGCTACGCCTGACGCAAGACTCATCTTTGTGATCATGTCTTCTTGTGATGCGATCTGTGCGTCGGTTGCGCCAGTGACATTCTGTAGTGCGAGCGCAAGTTGTACCTGTTCGGCTTGGTCTTCCATAGCCGCCTTGGTAGCGCCTACAAGGGCAAGCCCTAATCCTGCGACTGCGGCTGCGGCTGGAAGCGCGGCTTTCTTGATAGCAAATTGTGCCTTCTTGGACGCGCCTTCAAGGGACTGAAATTCCTTAATTGCGCGCTGGGTTCCCTTCGCGTCAAATTCTGAAATTATTGGGATGTTTACTGATGCCATTACTCGACTACATTCCGATCAACTTTGTCCATGACAGTCTCAACTATTCGCCGCATCTCTGACTCAACGGTGCCTTGATTCTTCTCCATTGCTTTCCACATTACTCTTGATCGCATGCCGTAGCGCGCCGAGAGTGCGCTGCCGAGTCTGCCGTTAGCGGCCATGTCAAACAGTGTTCCAGTAGAGCCCGAATAGATGATGTTGAAGACGCCGACATTGCGGATCTGTCCACGAAACTCGGAGACCTTTTTGGTGTTGATTTTGGCGGAGATCTTTTGCTTGCGTCCAGCATCCCAAGGAAGCATCTTGAAGCCCGACGGGGTAGTCCATTTGCGACCCATGCCAGACAATGGCACCGTGTTAGGGATTAGGGCGAGCGCGTCATTTATGACAGGTTTTGCGACATTGCGGAAGTCTTTTGCGATTTGGTTACGAAGCCCGGGTTCTACAGAGTTGAGCTTCTTGATTGCGTCTTTAAGACCGTAGACCTCGATCTTGGTGTTGAGTCCGTCAGCCATGTCACCTCTTTTTGTTTTGTTTTTCTAGCACTGCGACAATGGTAGTTAGGTCTCGCGTGTCAAAGGTGTCAGAGTAAAACTGCGGAGCCCATCCCGTCGCGACTACCAGCTCGGCTAGTTGCCGTCGGTAGCCGCGTCCGTAGGGTTTGGGTTTGTCTCATCTACTACAGGAATAATCTCCATGTCTGGATTGTCGGCAACCCACTTTTGCCAAGTGTCAGGAAGTTTCTCACCTTTCAAACAAAGCAAAGTCCACGCCCAACAACACCAATCGGAGACGCCCGGCTGCACGCCATCACCAAGGCGGCGATTCATTAGTCGTTCCCATTCAGTCCATGAGAATAGATTTGTGTAAAGGAACTCTTCTTTGCCGTTCCTAGTTACTTTGATTTTGATCTTCACTGTGTTTCCTTTCGTCGGGCCAAGGAAGGCCGAAGATTATGGGTTAGTTACATCAGCCGAGAAGACGCCGCCCATAAAAGTTAGGTCTACGGACTGGAGTTCGCCGAGCGATGCGGAGATCACTGGCAACGACTCAAGATAGGTGTTTGTCAGAGTGAAGCCCGGGTTCGTGCTGGAATCCACTGCGGTTGTCGGTTTTACGATAAGAACCAATTTGGTGCCGACAAGTGGTGCGAGTGTCGCATAAGTGGCTGCGGCTTCGTATGAAAGAAAAAGTGTAAGCGTGCATTCGTTGTCTTCAAGACCTGCCGTAAAAGTGTTGGAAGTGTTGCCGAAAACCGTGTCGTTTAATGCGGTCACAGTGCGAGTCAAAGTTGCGCTTGTGCACCACCCTGATAAATCGACCGTGGCGACGGTGACTTTTGGTTGGCTGAGAATTGTGGAAGTGGCCATGATGATTACTCCTTGGAAGTGTTGGATTTAGTTTGACACATAATGAGACCGAGAGTGTGGATTAGGCAGTCTGCACGACAGTTGAGACCGACAGCTCATAAGCAGGAAGCGTCGAGCCACCGATATCTAGGTTTGTAGGGCGTCCAGAGACCACGCCGATATTGAGTGCGTAGATCTGGGCAAGGATATTAAGCAGGCTTTTTTGGGCGTCTAAGTTGCCCGGGCCTAGCGTGATGATCTGCAAAGTAAAGTTAAGTTTTGCGACATTGTAGTTGTAGCCATCAATGGAATCAATATTGACAAAGACGCTCGGCGGCGTGATATTGCGCGGATCGTTATTGACCTGTAGCCCTACGACCGTTGAAAGCTTGGCTACAAGATCGTCGTAGCCTTCGTTAAAGAGATCTGTGTAGTTAGGTACAGCCATTAGGCGACCTGCGGACGATCAATCCCCAAGAGCTGGCGGATCATTCCGTTCAGACCCATGACAGGCGTAACGCCCATGTTTTGGAATGAAGCAAACTGATCTATTGATCCGCGCTGGCGATACAGAGATCCACCGTACATCTGCGTCCCGAGCAAGACATCTTGCGAAGGGACAGTCGTTAAGGAATCGACATAGCCTGCTTCCATTCTGCGACGCCACGCGAACTGCGAGGATGCTGAAGCACAGATTGTCAGGAAGGCGGCGTCCGCTGCGGTTGCTGTACCGATACCGAGCCAGTCCTCGAGCATTGCGGCAGTAACCCAAGTGCAAGTCTGGGTAATTGTCAGCGTGCCAGAAGCGGCAGTCCGAGCGACATCGGCTGCGGTCTTTGCGTAAAGCACCTGATTAGGAATAGTAACCAGCGGATCAAAGAGAAGATCGCCTTCATCGTCCACGCCCAAAAACGCATACTGCGGCAAAGCGTAAACAATGTAAGTTCCGTTGAAGGTTGCATCAACTCCCGTGATGACGACGCTTGCACCGACTTCAATCTCGGCTTCAGTGAGAAGTTGTAAGACTGCGTAGTTGTCGGTGAGTTGTTTGTGTGTGACCGTGTAAGAGGCCATAATCTTGGCCTACCTTTCCGATCAGCCGACTGGAGCCATCTTGACGAATTTGCTCGAGTCAATCATCAAGGTTGCAAGATACCCTCTGAAGGCCAGAGTCCTAGAAAGAGTAGAAGGTACATCAATACTAATTGCGCCCTTCTGCTGCTCAAAAATCTCGTAGCCCGAAGCATCGCCAACGATCAGCGTGTCTCCTGCAAAGTTGCGATCAACAACAACTTGCAAACCAAAAGCATTGCCGTTTACTTGTCCCGGTGCAAGGTTGCCAAATGCGTTCATTGGGCCAATCTGTGGGAACAACGGACGCTTTGAGGAATCGCTCAAGCTGAGCAAAAATCCCCACCACTCAGGATTGACGAAAATGTGAGTTGGTAGGTTGCCGTTTGATCCTGAAAGGATTGTTTGTGCTGCACCCGAAATCCATGATGCCCAATATGAGGCATCAGTTACGGAAGCAAGTGCGAAGTTGCGAGTAACGGTTGCGCCAGTCTTTAAGTTGTCTGCTGCGACATTGTCTGTTTCGTTTGCGTAAATGCGACCCATGTCATCAAGTACGAGACCGATGATCTCGGGTGTACTCCAATCGATTGATTGTTCGGAGAGGGTAACAAATCCACCGTAGGTACCTTTTGTGACTTGGTTGTCTGTCACGACATAAGTGCCTTGTGTAAGTGCAGTGTTCTCGGTTGCTTGGTTACCGATTGATGTGTGTGTTGTAACTTCTGGACGAATGAAAACTTTGCCGCCTTGTGGCATTGCTTTCGCGCCGATTGCGTCAATGACTGGACGACGACCAATGAAGTTGTTGTATACAGGTTGCACGATTGGCAATGGCAGTACGCCGGGGATGTCAGTTGTGATGACATTAGGTGCAGCTGCTTGAATGCCTTCGCTCATTGCGCGCCATTGATCTCCACCAACGACAAATGCTGAAATATACTCGGCGGCTGATGGCATCTTGAACTCGCGCTTCGCGGTTGCGAAGATTGCTTGAGTTGCCTTTGATGCTTCGATTACGGCTGGGGCTTCGACTGTTTCGTTCATGGTTTCTGTCTCCTGTTGAGGTGCTTCTTGAATAGTAGTAACTTCTTCTTCTTCGGGTGTGGATGCTGCGACTTGCTGGATTGGTGCGTCAAAGGCTCCTCGAGCGACAAGGGATAATTCGCTCCAAGACGCTGAAGTGACGATCATTGTTCCTTCTTTGTCGTACTTAAACTTCATTGGTTCTACGCCAACCGAGACTTCGGGAAGCGCTCCGTCGGCCGCAAGAATGAGCGCCTCATCGCCGTCGCGAGTGTTAGATACCTTGGCTACGAAGAGCATCCCTTCTGGAGTTTCTAGACGCTCGGTAACAGTGCCGATGACCTTGCTTGAATCGTGGTACATCTGGAGAGTTGGTGCGCGTCCGTCCACTGGCAAAGACCCCGGGGCGAAAGCGACCATCGTCCCATCGCTTACTTTTGCTGGAGTGTTGTATCTGACCGCGATGCCCGAGATTGTGCGTCGTGGTGTTTCGCCTTCGGCGGCGTCAATCGTAAAAGTTTCTGTAGTAAGTCTGATCATGGTTGGATCCTAGTTTTCTATAAGTGCGTCTAGTGGGATATCGGTTTCGTTCATTCGGTCGTCGCTTTCGCTGTCCATGTAAGCCTCTGCTAAGAATTTTTCTGTGTCAAAACAAACATAGGTTCCGTGCGGAAGCACATTGTCCGACGACAGTGTTTCCGTGATGCAGTCGGCAAGAGCTTTGCAAGCGTAAGTCCAAAGATCAATGCGAGATTGCTGAGATGACTGGTACGAGTAAGCACCGATAGAGACCGAAAGCAAGTAGGACGGTACGCCAAGAATGCGTCCTAAATCGCGCGCCGAATAATCTGCGGACTCAATCATCAGCATCTTGTCAGGTGTAGCGGTCGTAGGTACATACTCCAAAAACTCATTCAAAGCAGCTGTATTGTTCCCAGATGTTCGCGCAAGATTAAACTGTGCAGCCAAGTCCGAGAGCTCTTGTGCCGAGAGCGGTTCCCCTCCCGTTTGTTTTAAGTATCCGCTAGGCAGGACTGACTGCGATGCTCGAAGCCTGCTTTCTTCTACGCGGAGAGCGATCTCTACGGCGCGCGCGCCAGTTGAGTTCAGTGATTGCATTGGTGAGATGAATTGCACAAGATCATTCGGATCTAATTGGACACCATTAAAGACAACTTGCTTTGATGGGCCAAAGAAAATTTCGCCCTGCTGATCGAGTGTTTGGCACATCGCGGCTGGGAGCCTTGTAAAATTTTTGGGATAAAAGTCGGCCGTTCTCTCGGTAATTAGCCAGAAGGCTCGCCCTTCGAAGATGAGGTCGTCCACCGTATAACTGATGATGAATTGGTTTGGAACGCTTTGGTCAATTCTGGAAAGCCACGATCTAGGGGCGAGGGGGACTTCTTCCATCTCTTCGCCGTTCCACATTTCGCGGTACATCTCAAGCTTCATTCCTGCAATTGTGTTGCAGATCAGGTCTCTACCGCGCGCGATTACTGGAAGCGTCATTGAGCGGGCGCGCCGAGTTCCGTTTGTCCAAGAGACAAAAGAGTTCAAAGGCGAATAGGACGATGCACCTACAGCCGCTTTGACAGAAGGTTCAGTCGTAGCAGTAAGTTCACGGGATTTTGAAAAGAGAGCCATATCACATATTGCCACAGTAAGCGCGCTTTATGGTGGCACTCGCCCAGTGACTCGCGGTATCCCGACGACAGGCAAGAAAGCGGACGAGTGCCAAGATGACTCTAGTTTGCGATCAAGATCATTGAAGGCTTTTGAGAGTTTGCTGGACGCGCTGCGGCAGCTGCTCCCCAGATCATCGTCCGGCATAACTCAATCGGGCCTGCGGACTTTTGTGAAGACACCGCGATCGAGCCCTGCGTTCTGACCATTACCGCTCGACAAACATGTTCGGCAAGCATCGCTTCGCCAGTGTGAACTAAGCGTCCTTCATTAATCATGTTTCTTACTATGGGGGTGTATTGCAATATTTCTTTGTATCCCATTACAACGCGCCGACGCTCAAAGACTGGCGGGCAGTGTGCGTCAATCGTCGGCGAGAAGATGAACTTGATCGCAGGGTCAGCGGCAAGAGCTGCGACATGCGCCCAAAGTTCTTTAGCGGTCTCGGCAGTGAAGGCGACCGAGACGCAAGTGCGACCGTCACCAAGCGCTACTGATCGAGTGGCGAAATAGCGGGACTCATCCATAGACGCTTCTACCGAAATAACGCCGCCAGTAGGAATTGGGCCGTCGTACTCCAGGTCTGGCCAAAGGTGGGTCTGAATCCAAGACTGGGTGCTGGCGATCCACATGTTGAGCGAGCTTCTAAGGAAGTTTGAGCGGTCTGGATCTTTAGATTCCGCGCGCAAAGTCTCCATTGTCAAAGTGTGTCCGAGTGCCGGGTTGCCCCAACCGAAAGACGATTCCAACATCGGATCCACTGTTGGCGGTGGGCTCCATTCGGCGAAGTAAAAGTTGGAAGGATTGTTTGTGTCAATCAGTCGGAGCGCGTTCTCTCGATGTCTGATAAAGAGCGAACTTGATTCGGTGCCAGCGGTGGAGAACATTGCTAGGAGCGGAGACCTTCGGACGCGCTGGGTTGGGATTAGGCCTGCCATCGTAATCTCGGAGATGTCAAAAATTTCGTCGGCACAAATTAGATCTACCGACATTCCGTGACCAATTGAAGGGTTAGCCGCGCGCACATACCACTTCGTACCGTCTGGCATTGTTGCCGAGTTTCGACCAAAGGACTTCATAATCTTCGCGCCGTAGCGGTCTTCTAAGATTGGTGCGATCTCATCAAAGAGCAGACAGGCAAGGCTCAAAGTGTGAGCTGTAGAAAGGACGGTCTGCTTGGTGCCCCGGATCTTGGGCATCTCAATCATCCAAAATAGAATCAGGCATTGAATCAGGAGTGTCTTGCCATTTTGTCTTGCGACAGATACAAGGCTCGATCTGTGCACAAGATCATCCTGTCCATCTAGAGCATGGGTAAATCCCAGCATCTGCTCAAGACAATGAATCTGCCAAGGCATGAGGTCTACATAAAGAAGCTCTTTAGCCATGTCCCCCACAAGTCCAGCCCATGAGCCGTCACAGTCTGGAACGATCGTTTCCAGTCTCGGCTGGTCGTGGCTGATCACCGCTAGTTCAGGCTGATCTTGATTAGTTGGGAGAGATACATGGA